TCTTGTTGGTATTTTTTCATCAAATTTATTATACCACAAAAAAGACTGCTTTCCTACCCTTTTAAGGGTGGTTGCAGTCTTTTTTTATTGTGCGTTTTTTTACAGCGCCTTTTATTATGCCAATTTTTAAGGGGGAATTATGATAAATAGAAAACTTAAAGCAACGCTGTCATTAGTGCTTGCCCTTATCGTGATGTGTTCGGCTTGTGTTGTGCCTGTATTTGCACTTGATGATGTAAGCGGTGGGGGTGTTGGCGGTGAAATTGCTATTCAGACTAATGCGTATAACATGGCTTGCGATAAACTTAAATCACTTGGCTGTGATACTGATAATGTAAATTATATTTTTTGCACTGATACACAATGGAATGAAAAACGTTATTTCCTATGGGTTTTAAATACTGATAGTTTAGACCTTGAAAATTTTGTTTCTAAAAGCTTTGACGCAAGATTTTATTGTCAGGTTAATTATAACATGAATACTGGTAAAATGCATATAGAACGTTCTGGAATTAACGCATCATATTCCAATATGTCTTTCTATAATGCAACTGGCAACCCTGGGGGGCAATTTCATGTTGTTCATACAAATATTGATATCAGTAATAACGGCACTTCGTTGAATTATCCTGGTAGTCAGCCATATATAGCTACTATTTCATTTGATGAACAAAACAAAATGTTTTCTTTTTATTTTGTGCCGAGAAAAGGCGGCGAGATATACAATGTAAATATTGCCGTATCTAATCAATCTGAATGGGATTATCCTAACTCTGACGGGTGGTATTATCTATCTGATGATTATTCGGGTGACTATACAAAAGAAAATCCTTTGGATGTTTCTGTTTCTCTTGATGAAATGCTTGGTAACATAAGTAATAGCAATGATGTTAAAAATTCAGGCAAGTTTTACTTTTATCTTATTGCGGTCAAGGGTAAGGGTGATGAAGCGTTATATAAGGATAGATTTTGCGCCGCAAGTTATGAGTACAGTCTTGTTGATACTGTAGATAGTCACAAGAAAGAGCCTTTCAGCGAAAAGAAAGACTATGAAGAATTTCCGTCATTGTCTGATTATATAGATACTGATTTTCCTGATATAAGGGACTATGTGAACTTTGATATGTTTCAAGACTTGGACGGCATATCGGACTTTTTAAAGGCGGTTGTTGAATTTCTGTGGAACGCTTTCACTGGCTTCTTCCGTTGGCTGTGGGCGGCTTTGAAATTTGTATTCTTCAACTTCTTAGGCATTTTTGAGTGGCTCGGCAAGTGTTTGTGGACTATTGTTAAAAATATCGGCATTGCACTGTATAATCTCGTGGTCGACTTGAAGAAGCTCGTGACCTATCTTTTTGTACCTAACTCAAAAGATTTGAATGTGGCTATAGAAAGCAAGTTTCCTGCTTATGCAAAGTTGAGAAAAGCTTTTCAGCAGGGCAAGCAATCATCATCAAATTCAGTTACGTTTACACTTTTTGGAAAGGACTTTGATTTTAATATGAACTCCGCTCCGAACGAGCTTAAGAGTGCGCTGTTCAATGCTTCAACTATAGCAATGTACGCTATCTGTATCTATGCGACAATTAAGGCTTTGTTCCGTTGCTTCGGAATACAGCTTCATGAATCGAGTGAAAGTGAGGGAGAATAATGATAACTGCGAAAATAGTAGAGCTGTTCTTTAGTCTGCCGTTCTTTAAGTCATTCTCAATAAGTGATGAAGCTTATTCAGCTCTTAGGGATATGATTTCTTTTCTGTATCAGCTTGACCAATTCTTAAATCTTGAATTGATGTTTGAGAGCATTTTCTTTGTTCTCGGACTTTTGCTTGTATCTGCACTTGTGAACTTTGTAAGGGGGCTTTTATAATGTGGTCGGCATTTGCTAATATCAATTGGAAAGCTATGCTTATACCTCTCGCCTTGGGAAGCGTTGTGGTGGGTGTTATCGTGCTTCTTATGCTGTTTGGTACTCCTGTGCTTCATGCGTTCCCTCTATCGGTAAAGGACACTTTCAAGACTATTAGAAAGCGGCTTAAAGGTGAAGAAGTTCCGTTCAATATGTATGGGCTATATCTCTATAACGGCTTAGGCGGTCGAGGTAAAACTATAAGCATGGTGAAACGTGCGCAAGAGGTCAAGAGTAGATTTCCGAAAGTGCTTATCTGTGCTAACTTTCATACGGAAGTGGCTGATAGATTTTTTGATTGTTGGGAAGATATCTTGAACGTTGAGAATATTGACGAAAACGGTGTTAATCAAGGCGTGCTGTTTCTGTTCGATGAAATGCACCTGACTCTTAATTCTCAATCATGGAAAGATGCTCCGGACGAGCTTCTCGAATATATCTCACTTCAACGGCATTTACACAAGTGTATATGGGGGTCGGCTCAGGAGTGGAAAAGGTGTACAAAAATAATTCGTGAGCAGGTCAATTATATCATAGATTGTAAGGCGTATTTTAATTCACGTCTTATCGTCAATAAGTGCTATACAAAAGAAAACTATCTTATTAACGGAGAGCAGGGCAGTGCAGGAACGAGGAAACGTCCGAAAGAATGGAAAGAAACTTTCTGTGCTACTGATGAATTAAGGTCGCTTTATGATACAGAAGAAATCGTTAAGGGGCTGAAAATCGGGCGCACAACTGAGCAAGAGAAAATAGCAAGCAGAATTTTAAAAGCTATGCAAGATTGATTCAGCCACGTGCGCACGCTCCTGCGTGCGCCGTGGCGAACAGCTTGCAAGCTTAGAAATTTGCGGTTATATACTTGATAATAACCGCAAATTTCCGTCAAAAACTAAAATGGCGGTGGGAAAATGGCAAATTTTTATGATTTACCCCCTGAGGTCGTTTTAAAAAATACTAAAACAAAAATCTATGCTGACGGCTCTTCAACAACAACTTATTGCAACAATTACATATTCGTTGACAAAAACCTTGAAGAATATCAGCAAAATCAGAAAATATTACAGCTTAAACGAAAATGGGAGAAATTTGAGAAATCTCAGCAGGAAGAAGATGTTCAAACAGATATGTTTGAGATAATCAAAAAGCCTGCAAAGGTTTCAAAAAAGGAAAGAGGGGAACGGACAGATATATTAAAGCGTGCAAAAGACAAGGTCTTTGATATAGCTTTTTCAAATGAGTGGGCGTATTTTCTCACTATCACTTTCAATGGTAGTGAATACGATTTTTCTAATGCTGATTTTGTTAAGAAAAAACTTAGGCGGTGGCTTGAAAATCAGGTCAAGCGGAAAGATATGAAATACTTGCTCATTCCTGAAAGGCATAAGAACGGCGGTATACATTGCCACGCTCTTATCAATGATTGCTTTGATATGGTCGATTCAGGCACAAGGCTTGTAACTGGATATAACAAGCCTGTTACATTAAAGACTATTGATGAAAAAAACTTGCACGTTAGAAACGTTGTGTATAATATACCTGAATGGAAATACGGCTTTTCCACGGCTATTCCTGTGGAAAATAATTCGGCGGCTCTTGCGTTCTATATCACAAAATATATTACAAAGGGCAATAATAAGATATTCGGCAAGTATTATTGGAGCAGTCGAAACTGTAATCGAGACCCTCAGATCATATACAGTAATACCGATTTTGATAGCGTTTCAAAGTCGGCTATTACAAAACCTTATACCTCTAACCAGTATAAGTACAATACAAATGTAAATATTATTCCGAACTTTGAAGAAGTTTCAGCTAGGTTTGATAATATTGCAGATTTCCTTGATTATATTTACTCTGACGAGTACCGCAAGGAATATGATGATTATTTTGAAAGGAGTGAACTAAATGAATGATGAAATGCTTATTGCTTTTCAACGTTTTCTATCTGATACTTGCAGGATTAGTTATAATCATTATTTGTCATTGTCTGAAAACGTTCAGCAACAAATACTTGAAAGCTTTTATAATAACGATTGCAATTCTGATATTGTTAGGGCTTTACGTAATACTTCGCCTGCAACTGAATCAAAAAGTTTCCTTGAATATCTCCGCAAGCACAGACTTTCAAGAGCCGTCTTTCATCAGCTTGATAACGTGACAAAGGTAAAAATCTATAACAACTATCATCAGGAAAGGACCTTGGCAAAATGATAATGAGCATTGAAAACATTGACACGGATAAAATATTGTTCTGTGACTATATCATAGTATGGAATAATGAAACGTGTTACAGAAAATCTCCGTCAACTTATGATGGCTATGTAGGTATCATTACAAAATACCTTTATCCTTATTTCAAGAGCAAAGGACTTAAGCTTATTGACGTTAAGCCTATGCACATAGAGGGCTATCAAAGGCACATACTGCATGATACAAGGCTTTCTGTGAATACGCTCCGTAAACATCATGAAGTCATGCGTGCGTGTCTGAATTACGCATATAAGAACGATTTTATAAGCAAAAACCCTTACACGGCTTTTTCGCTTCCTAGAAAGGTTGAAAATGAAATGTCATACTATACAGAAGAACAGCTCTTGAAGCTCCTGCGTGCGGCTTATGGTACTCAGATAGAAAGCTTTGTGTATCTCGCTGTGTGGTTTGGACTTCGCAAGTCTGAGATACTCGGTTTGCGGTGGGAGAATGTTGACTTCCTCGGGCGTTGTCTTTATATCCGTGAAACAAGAACTAGGATAAAAGACTATAAGTCCGGACACTGGGTCGAAAGTCAAAACAAGAGAATGAAAACAGTAAAATCACGCCGTGAGTTTCCTCTTAGTGATGAACAACTTGACTACTTGCATAAGCTTTATAGCAGACAAGCTCCACTGTGCAAGGCAAGGAATTATGTGTGCGTGAACGCTGAGGGTGTACCGCTTCACTATGATTATGTACTGCACGCCTTTCAAGACTTGCTCCGCAAGAACGATTTGCCTAAAATTCGCATACATGACCTTAGACACAGCAATGCAACGCTTATGCTTAACAGCGGTTTCAGTATGAAAGAGGTTTCGGAGTGGCTCGGTCACAGTACATACAAGCTTACTGCTGATACATATACTCATGTATCGGTTGAGAATAAAGCTCAGATGTCGAAAACGATAGGCTATAAGCTTTCACCTTATAAGGGTGATAACTTATGAGTGTAGCACTTACGGCTTATTCAGGGGTGTTTCTGCTTTATGTGAGCTATGTTCTTGAAATGATTATTGAGAATTTTGAAAGGAATGTTGAAAATGAAAGAGTTTAATTTTTGGTGTAAGGAAAATACTGATTTCGGTAAGTGTGATAATAAGAAATGCGGTTTTTTTGAGTGCGGCTGTTATGGTTATTGTGATGAATGTGTTTATCATTTTACGGATTCAACTGTTTGTGAAAATTGTTCCGCCCCTCAATTTATGAGAGATTATGCAAAACAGCAGGAAAATGATTAATAAAAAAATGCAGGGGCTTAATGCTCCTGCATATCTTTTTCGAGTAGTTCAATTATAAGGGCGTTCAGGCTCTTGCCTTGCCGTTCTGCATGGGCTTTGTATTCTTCTCGTTTGCCCTTTGGCATTCGTAAAGATACTTGGTCATATGCTTTTGAAATATATTTGCTTGTGGCTTTCTTTTGTGCTTCGCTTACCATGTTATCACCTCTTTGCTCTATTATATCATATAATTATAATGCTATCAATATACAATTTCAACATATAATGCTAGCAAATTTCATGCAAAATGCCTATTGATATATTGCTAGCAATATGGTATAATGTATACAGACAAAGGGAAAGCGGATAACCCATAAACCGCAGAAAGGGTGTTTAAAATGAAAAAACTTATTTTATATCGTGTTGATTTTGACATAAAAAAATTCGGTGAACATCATTATTTTTACTACTGCTACGCTCACAATGCAAAGCAGGCTCGTTCATTTGCTGAAAATGAATGGTATTCTTATAATGTGTCACATATGTTTCATATTTCTGTTTCTCGTGAGCTTAACAGCTCTATTGTATATAATCTTTGTAACTTTTATCTTGTTCGTGATTATTAACAGTTCTAGGGGTTGACTGTTTCAGCCTCACCCCATTAATCAAATATGAAAGGATTGCTAAAAATGACTATTTCAAACTACTATGTTCGTGAGTATCTTCACCTTTATCGTGAATATCGTGAAGTAATTAATATATTTGATGCTTTTCTTTTGTATGGGAAAATAGAATACACCCTCGGTGAGTTGCGGAGAGATCTTTCTCTTGATTATCAATTTCACTGTGCCCTTCATGATAGGCTCTTTGAGCTTTCTTGCCGTACTTGTGAAAAGTTCGGCATACTTAATTCTCAGAATAATTTCTGATTATTATTCGTGTAAATAAAATAAAGAGAAGCCTTTTTTCAAGACTTCTCTTTGTTGGTTGCGGGAGACCGCAACATATTTTTCCCACGATACTTTTCAAATTTTTATACTTTTTTCAACGATAGAAAAAAAATCAGCCGCCTCAGATCACTCCGAGACGGCTGAACTACTATCTGATATACTTTCTCCGACCGCAACGTATCTTCTGTACAATACGTTGCGCATGCCTCCAATCTTTTTCCGATATCAACGGCTCATAGTCGCCCTGATATAAATGCCCCTTAAAGCTATAATAGCCAATGTAAACAGGGCGTGTTACTATTTTCTTTATCGACTCAGCGTTAAATGAACTTCCTCGTCGCCCATGATGCCCCATTGCGTTGACTATCTCAGCTACAGGTAGATAGGACTGATACTCAATGAATTTTTTGAAAATTAATCGAACAACTTCTGCCTCTGTTTCATTGATAGTAAGACTATCCTTTCCGTCTAGGTCATAGCCTAAAACGTCAGAGCAAGTCCGCTTCCCCTGCGAAGCTCTTTCAGCAAGCGCAAATGAAACCCTCTCAGCCGTCAATTCTCTCTCCATTTGGGCGAAAACACCAAGTACGCCCATCATCGCACGCCCAGTCGGTGTAGATGTGTCGAAACCCTCTGTGCAACTTACAACGCTGACGTTATGTTTTTGTAGTTTATCCCATGTATCATAAAGATCTGCAACGGACCTTGTGAAACGGCTTAACGCCCATATCAGTATGATATCAAATTCACTGTTATAAGCCGCTTCAAGCATGGCTTGACACGCTGGGCGGTGTGTAATATCTTTTGCACTTATGCCCTCGTCGGCATACACATTGTATACCTCATAACCTCTTGTGGCGCACCATTCAGTGAGTGTCTTTCGCTGAGCAGAGAGGGAGTACCCCTCTCGTGCTTGGTCCAGCGTTGACACCCTTATATAGACCGCCGCTTTCATAGTGCAAGCAAGCCGTCTATTTCGGCAATTCTTTTGAGAAGCTTTTCACGCTCTGCTTTTAAGCTTTCCACGTCTATATCAGATACAAGCTTAACGCCCTCATGGTCCTTTATCTTACTGTAAATTGTTTCAGGCACACCCTTAACACGAACGATTGTACCCTCATCAGCTGATATCCTGGGATTTTTGGCAGAGCCGCCCGAAGCGGCAAAGCCACCGCTTATAAGCATTGCATTGTCGGAGAAAATAACCTCTCTGTCACGATAAAGTCTTTTCAGAACAACGATTGAGCCAACTCTGATTTCTCCGTCCTTGTAACCCTCTGTATAAGTGTCGAGGTCAAGATCTACTGTGACAGTGCTGACCGCACCAAGCTCTCCACACTCTCCGTAGCATTCAATAAGCAACGCCTTGACGGCTTCCTTGTTCTCCTCTGGGAAGACCCAGCAAGGGGCGTTCCACTTACCCTGTATCTGCTTTGCCCCTGCGACAAAGCTCTTGTTGTACGGACTGTTGACCTTGATTTTCTCGTTTTCAACTGTAACTTTCATGTTATTTACCTCCTTGAATTATCTTAACACCAGGTACGCTACTGCAAGTATCAATCCGCCAAGCTTGAGCAGCTCTTTGCAAAGTTTGAAAATATCATTTTTCATATTGACACCCTTTCGTTTTTGTGGTATAATTCAAGCAGTTGGGAGAGCGGTCAACTCTCCTTTCTGCCGAATTTACTTATTTAAGTAAATCTTTTATGATCAAGATGTAGCCAATCAAGCCGATTATCTCGATCATTAGCTTGTTAAGTTGTTGGACCAGCTTAACAAGCTTTTTTATTTTCTTGTCCAATTTAACCGCCCCCTTTCGTTCTTTTCTGATATTATTATACTATATCTGTACCAATATATCAATAGACAAACTCAACAAAGTTGTACCAATATATTTGTATAAAATGTATATTGTTACAAATATATAAAAGTGGTATAATATCTTAAAAGGTGGTGAATTTATGGCATATACAAAAGCAAGCAACAAAGCGGTACAAAAATATAGTGCCAAAACATATGACCAAATAAAAGTGCTGGTTAAAAAGGGTGAACGTGAAGAAATAAAAAATTATGCAGAAAGCCAGGGCATGAGCTTGAACGGATACATCAATAAATTAATAAAAGATGATATGAAAACAGCCGACAAGGAATAATCCCTGTCGGCTGTCTTACTACCTACTTAATCTTAATTTTCTGCCCCACATAAATGAGGTTAGCGTTCTTGATACCATTGTTCTTGACAAGCTTCGCAACAGTAGTCTTGTAGCGCCGTGCGATGCCAGAGAGCGTGTCTCCACGCTTCACAGTGTACGTTACTGTCTTCTTGGCATGGCTTGCAGACGGCTTTGTGGTCGAACTGATGGTCTTCTTGAAGCCGTTCAGCCCTGCCGCCTTGATCTTCGCAGGATAGTCCACATAGCAGATATCCATGTCAACATTGCCGCTGATACCGCTGACCTTGCCACTGCTTGTGTACTGCCACATACCATATGTTCTGCCGTAATTGCAACGTGAGCCGTACTCAGCGACCCAAAGAGCATATCTCTTAGCGACGTAGGCAGATATGTACTGCTGTAAAGGCGAACGGCTGATATACAGTCCTGCCCAATAGCCTGCGTGCTCAAGAGCATTGCAGAACGTCTTGACAAGGCTGTTGCAAAATGCTCTGCCCTTTGCGAACTGTGAACGCTCCTCGAGGTCGAAGTATATCGGATACTCAAACGTCTTGCCCTTGATAGCGTTGATACAGGTCTGAGCCTCTGCCTTTGCTTCCACAACAGTTGTCGCATAACTGTACCAGTAAGCACCAACTTTCAGCCCTGCCGCTTTAGCCGCCTTGTAGTTTTTTTCAAAATATGGGTCTTTCTGATGTGCGTACTTGCCGAAGCCTGCACGAATGATAACATAGTCGATACCAGCCGCTTTTACCTTTTTGAAGTCAATGTTCTGCTGATACTGTGAAACGTCAATACCCTTGAATGTCTTTGCCATAAAAATTACTTCCTTTCTAAATCGTCAATTCTATGATTAGCCACCTTGATTTTCTCATCAATCAAAGCATAATCCTGTTCCAGCTTGTAAGTCCGAGCAATAACGGAATTGTGCTTGTCCACACGCTCAGACAGCTTGTCTATCTTGTACTCGATAAGCTTTTGGCTATCATACTGCGCCTGCTGCATAGTCTTACGGCTGTTAGATGCTATGACAAGCTGACACACTACCGCCGAAGCAGCTGTTATCAGTGCAACGATAATTGCTTCCGTCACTCGTCATCACCTGACTTTCTTTTGGCTGACTGCGTGCCAAAGTAGAACGAGATCACCACAGTAAACACCGTGATGAACTGATCTGCTGAGATCGTGCGGCGCAGTGCCAACACGCAGAACACCGCTGTCAGCAGGATAGTTACTATCGACTTTACGTCAACGAGTTTCGCTAACTTCTGCTTCATGGTATACCTCCTTTGTGATCATCTCATATTCCTCAGCCGTGATCCACTTGCCGACGGCGGTGTGCACCATAGCAACCGACCACAAACGGCTGTCATAGTATCTCTTGACCTTGACGTAGTTCTTACTCATCATCAATCACCTCATTCAACTCAACACCGTTCAGCATAGCCAGAAAATCAACGTTTGCCTTTATCCTGTCTATCTCGGTGACCTTTGGTTTGCTGAAATTATCTTCCGTCAACCCTGCGGCTTTCAGCATTTCTTCTTGTAATTCCGTCATACGCTACCTCCTACCTCTGACAACTTCACGATATATTCTTCTTCCGACGGCACTGGTATGTGATAGCTGTCGCCATTGCCGTTTTTGAATGTCACCGAACCCCCTGCTTCGACTTCGATGTTTCGCAGAACGTCGTCTGGTATTAGGGTTGAAATGTCAGTGATTATAGGGTTCGCTAGTTCGTAATACAGAATTACACCCTGCATTGCCTGTTTGAACGTTGTGGCGTCGGTGTAGGATTTATCAATAAATGCGATGTTCAGTGGATTATAGTAGAAAAATTTATCTTTTTCTACTATGGTTGCATCGATGTTAGACGTAACCAAATCATATTGACTGCACAGCCCACTATTACCACGATTGTTCGCATTTAAATCATTGGAAATAAAAACGTATATACTGTTGTCGACTGTCGATAATCTAGACGTCCAATTCAGTGTTCCTAAATCAACGTTGCCGACACATTGAACATATTTCTTGTTCTCATAGTCCACGTAGTTTCGTGCCGTTCCTGCCGACCAGCCGTAGCCAGGCAGTGCCTTGATAGCTTCGGGGATTTGGTATTCGTTGCGGTGATATGGGGCATAGGCTGTCGGGGTGTCACCCTCCGATATCATGATTTTGCACTCAGACAGTCGTTTAATAACATCAGCCGATGCAACATTGCCATTGCCAGCATATACACCTACATACAGGCATCCGTCATCTCCAGTCGTGTATGTCTGAGTATGCGAAGCTTTTCTAAAATCAAAATATTGCGGTGCATTTACGTTAGCATTCACATTCATCAAAAGTATTATCTCACTGGTCTTGTCAGAAGTAAAACTTAATGTGTATGTGGTTTTGGGATCTAATTTTATTGTCTTACAACGATAACTATTTGCAATATATTCATAGGTATCACTACCAACTTTCAGCATATCGGTGCCGTAGTATAGGTTTGCTCCCTGCTCCACAATGCTCTCCGTGCCTGTGCTGACTATCTCGCCAGCATTATATGGGTAGTAATCGGCAGGGAACATTTTCTCAAATTCTTCCACTGTGCTAGGTTCATTTCCTGAACCAAACATGGCGGTTAAATCGAAAATCTGTGGTTGTAGTTTAACGTTATCATATGTAACGCCATTATACACATATATTGTATAATACCATACTGCGTTGCTACTTTCATTGACGATTATAGTGCCGTGACCTGTAGAATCTTGCCCAAATGATTGTGAGCTAAACATCAACTGGTTTGCCCCATAAACACCTGACAATGGGTTTGCAACCATTAGATATTTATGCCCCTTTTGATTTTTAACGGATTGCAGAGAAACTGCATTACCTGTTGTGGTAGCTGTTCCATTCAATGTAATAATACCATCGTTAGAAAACGTAAATTTTACGCCCGCTTGCGTGACTACAGTGGGTACTGGTTTAACCAACTGATTAAACACGATTGACCTACCACCCACAGACTTCACGCTCATCAGCTTTGCCCCCGTAGACACTGCTTTCTGATATGCTGTTTCGCTGTCCGTTTCAAACCTATGTGTGATACCCTGACCCATGTCAAACAGTGCGTCCACACGTCTTTTCAACTCCTTATCGGACATCTTTACACGTCCTATCTCAGCCGTGTTTTCAGCTATCTTTCCAACCGCTGTTGTGTAGTCCTCAGGCAAACTATCAGCCACCGCCTGTGCTGTCTGTGCGGCGGTCTCAGCGTCTGTTCTGTCCTCTGCAACCTTAGCGGCATGGTCTGCCACTGTAGCCTTGTCGGCTGTGACCTGCGTTGCCATTTCCTGCACTGCCTGTCTGTCTGCCGCAGTGCTGTCTGCATTAGTTTTGGCAGTTTTGGCATATCCTGCCGTTATTGTCTTGTCGGCTTCGACCTGCTGTGCTGCCGTTGATGCCTGCGCAGCGGATATCTTAGCGGCGTTCTGCGCTGTGACCGTCTCTGTGCGTGCGGTTTCTGCACCCTGCCTTGCGGTTTCTGACTGTGCTGCGGACGTTTCAGCCGCTGTCTTTGCGGTTTCAGCTCGGCTTGCCGCCTGTTCTGCGGTGTCGGCTGATTTCTCTGCGTTTGTGGCAGATTTTTTTGCGTTTTCAGCCGCTGTAGTTGCCGTTTCTGCGGCGGTGACGGCTGTCTGCATATCTGCGTGCGCCTGTCTGCCTATGGCATCTATCTTATCCAGTGCGTCAGCTGCCACACTTGGTGACGGAATAGCTGTATCACCGATAGCCGCACCGATACGCAGGCGGAAAATTCGTGATTTTTTAACCAGTATGTATTCCTGCCCTGAAAGTTTTTTCGCACATATCTGACAGCTGACTGTCTGCGCTGACCGTAAGATATCTGCGGTAGGTGTCCACTGTCCGCCTGTGATATCGACCTCATAAACAGTGCCGTCACCGTAGTCTATCGTCAGCACATAGCGGTCTGCACCGTCTATCTCCATGCCCTCGACCGACACGGGACGTGCATTTGTTTCACCGACATAGCCCAAAAGGGCTGTGTTCACGACTACATTGTAGTCTTCGTTGATTTTTATGTGCATTGATATTCCTCCTTTCTATGGCTTTGTTACGATCCAGTCAATAATATATTCACCCTGTGGAACGGTAGCACTTGCACTTTCTGCGTTCGTCAGCGCTACTATCAAATTGTTGCTTGTGAAAAATGTTTCTACACACAGCCTTCTCGCTTTTGGTGCCGACACCTCCCGCAGACTACAGATGACCTGCGTGTTCTGAGTCGGTGTGAACGGCAGATTCAAAGTCGTTGTGGCCAGTGCCGTCTCTGACGGTACGATAAGGGTCTGAGATCCTGCTGGCATATTCATTTCATTGATTGCGTTCTGTGTGGCGTTCAATGCGTCGACAATAGCCTGTCGGACGTCTCGACCTGTATATGCTGTTGCCACCTGTGTGACCTCTAAACTTATATCAATTGCTTTTGCCATAATCATTTCTCCTATTTTCTTGCTGACATTCCACTAATCGTGTCAATCTTGTCGCCAAATGTCAGCACATTCTGTGATCTGTCATTGATGTCGATGCTGGTGCCGATGCACCTCAATACCTCGTCGATGCCAAGGTAGCTATTGACTACGCGATACCTGCAGCCAACTGCAAAGCCGTCTAGCTTCTTATCAATGTCAATAGCCGATACCTCATACTGAACTTTTGCTGCTTTTAGTGCTCCGGCACATACTCTGCCGGCTCCAGACAATGCGCCTGGAGTGGTGATATTGTCGAATACCATAGTTCCAGCGTGTATTCCGTACCGCTTTATCAGCTGGTCATTGTCAATATACTTCGTTGCTCCCGAAAGCGTCACACGTTCGCCCGTATCATCGTTGATGACAGCACCTAACGGATACAGCCTTGTGATGATCTCACTTGGGTCTATCGCCTGCGTGATAGATCGCATATTCCTTCCTAGTTGTATCGTTTTATTGCTGAACTCTGAAAATTCGTTTGCTATGAAGTCGAAAAATCTAATGCCTCCTTTGCCGATGCGTACCCTCATTTCACCTCTGATATCTTCACCGGAAATCAGGTTTTTCGTCAATTCTGAGAACGTGTCTTCATATCCTGGATTAAATGTGTGCTGCGCTTGTGAACAGTTAATATTGCCAATATGTATCTGCTTGTAGCTTTCAACAGAATTATTGTGTGCTGAAAGTAGTGTGGCTATATACGTTCTTATTGTGCACTTTAGCTGTTTGATAATTGGTACACTATCTTTCAGAAAACACAAACCGCCCTCGCAGACAACTTGTTTGCCAATCTCGCCACTATCAGTCATGTATGGTGATATCGTCAGTACTCTGCCATCGAATATAAGGCTTTCCTTATCGTAAACCTTTATCAACGATGTCAGTTCCTTTAAATCGGAGTAGTAGCTGTTGTCGGGATATATGTTGAACGTAAAAATGTCAATAGCGTTTATTTCTTTGGCGATGGTTCCTGTCAGCTTGTTGGTTCTGACAGAACCAGTTTCGTGAAGCGTCTTTGCAGCATCGAGTGTAACTAACATAGTATTTCCTCCACCAGTTCGATTTCAAGTGAACCAGATCCGTATAGAGCTAAGACATTTGTGCCGGGTTTGACGACGAAATTTTGCATTCTAAACGTTGATTCAGTTTCTTTGTATAGGTTTTCTGTGAGGGTATGACCGTTGAGATCAAGCATTGTCAATCCTCGTTTGTCCTTATCGTTAGCATTTTTGTGATACCTTAAGCTCGGAACTATGTCATCTTTGGCATAAGAATAGAAGTATAGTACCCCCGGCTGGGAATGATAGCCGTCTTTGTGTGCTATGCAGGAGAGAGGCATCTGATTGAGGCAATCATCATCGAATGAAAAAGTGTCCCACGCTGTGTCTGCAAAGTCGTCAGAGACCTTATATGGTGCTACATCGAAAGTGACCTCGAGAGTAGCTGTTATGTCATCTTCACCAAGGCTGGTCTCAACAGTTCTACACTTGCCGACAAAATGATAGTTCTCGGAATAGTTGTCATAAATATTCTGCTGTGGAGCTTCACATAACCAGCTCTTGATCTTCTCAATTCTGCGGAGCAGTGTGACAGGTTCTGTATCAGATACGAACATCTTGTATGATACTTCGGTGTCGTCAAAATAAAAATTGCCGTCATAGTCAGACAGGTCAATACTGCCGTTGCGATAAGGTACAGTCACTTTGATCTCACGCTTCTTCGGCTCTGCAACTGTTGCACTGATTATTCTGATTTTAAAATCCTCATACGACTTTTTGCCATTAAATCTGATTTGTCGTGTCATACTGCACTACCTCTTTTCTTTCTCGCAGCTCTTTCACCAAGCATTACATCTATAAATGGAACTGTTTCCTCTGCAATCACTTTCCCATTCGGGAATACTATCACGTTATGAATAGTCTCGGGCATTTGTCTGACTGTTGTTGGGACGGCCTGAGTGTTTTCTGTGGCGCTTGTTGATGCTTTCTGCGTGATACTGTGGGCATATGATCCATTATATACCGACCTTGCGACCCTATTTGTATCGCTGTATGTATTGCGCATATTCTCTGACAGTATCTTGTCACCAGTATTGGTATAGGCTTTGATGATATCGTCCTCTGATGACTTCCAGCCTTTGATCTCACCCTGCGCATTCATTTTCGATATATTCTCAAATGCCTTTGAAGGGGAGTGTATATCATATACCCCCTTGACCGCCGCAAGCACTGCGTTCGCTCCACTTGTTGCGGTATCAATGACAGACTGCTGTGCAGACAGTATGCCTTGCTGCATACCTACCATCATTGCCGCACCTGTTTGTTTCCATACGTCTGATATCTGGCTTATTTGGTCACGCTTTTGAAGCGTCTCTATGGTCTTATCATACTGTTGCCTGAGCTCGTCGAACTCTGATGTTGCTATCTTCTTGCAGTCGCTCATGCACCCTTCCCACATATCACTGTACTTTTTCAACTGAGGCTGTGACATAGACAGTAGCGCCTTTATCTTGCTTGCAGATTGCGGACCTGCTTCCCGCAAGGTCTTAATAAGACCTTTATTCACGCCTCTGTCTGCAAGCGTCTTGATATCATCAGACCAGCTTGCCATGCCGTCAAGATTGGATTCCAAATTCTGCATAAGTTGTTCTGCGGATATCTCAGCACCGCCGTTGAATTCGTCGAAGAGGTTAAGATTGTTTTGCAATTCTTCCGTTCGTTTCTGGACGGCTTCGTCATAGCTCTTATTCATCTCAACTATTGCGTCAACAGTTTCTTGTGATACCTTGTGTAAGCCGTCTTTATACATGACAGTGCGGTTATAGATCGTACTTATCTTTTCAGCATTTGTATCAGCAGCTTTTGAATCAGTATCGAGGACAGAAGCGTGTTCGGAAATGTATTTTGAGGTATCGCTATAGTTAGAATCCAAGCGTTTCAGTTCGCTATTGATATCGTAGTACGAATTTTGAAGCTCATCTCCAGCTTTCTTTAATTCTTCAAGCTTGGTCTTCCACTGCTTTGTACTGTCCGTTCTGTCAAACTCTTCAAACTTACTTTCCCTTTTATCAAGTATTTCTTGAACTTTAGCCTGAGCCTGCTTGTTTTCCGTGATTGCTTTTTCAATGTCATTGCGCTTCTGCTCAGCCTTATAGAGGTCTTCTGATATAGCGACCATATCTTTCTGAGCGGCTTCGACAAGAAGCTGTTCTTTCTTCGCTTCTATGCACTCATAGACGGCGTCTTTATTGTTAAGAAGCTTGCCTGTCTGATTGTCAATCTGAAGATTAAGGTCAGGCATTGCACTGTTCAGCTGGTCCACAAGAGCTTTCATTTCTGACTTCTCGTCATTAGATAAGCTCTCGGCATCAGAAAGCTCAAATATTCTATCTGCAAGACTTTTATAGCTGCTATACTCGGCTTCTATATCTGTCTTGGCTTCTTCTCTCTGATCTGCGGCTTTCTTCATGGAGTCTGTCAGTTCGTTCGTGCTGTCGACCAACGCCTGCTCTTCGTCATTGAGGACTTTTGTTGAGTCAGCGGCGTCATCAACCGAAGTTGCATAAGACACAATACCGCCAACTACTGTACCGATAATAGCTGCAATTGCTCCTACCGGCGACGCTTTTTGAGTTGCATTTAAAGCCTGCTGGGCAGTTTCAGCTGCTTTTGTTGCACCTGTAAGGCTCTTGAATGACTTTACGAGGTCTGAAACGTTATTTATGGCTTTTTTTGATATCATTGCCGACGTTATTCCTGTCAATCCTCCGATAACAAGGTTAGAATGCTCGCAGAAGAACTTTATGCCGTCAATGAGGATTGGCAGTGACCCTTTGGCAAACTTTGCGCCGGTTTCGACCAAATCACCAAGAGCGTTGCCCATATCGTCAAATTCGTCACTAAGGTCACCGTCCTTGATATCCTTGGTAAGCTCGCTGAAAAGCTCTGAACCTTTTTCAGCGGCGTCCTCGAGCGGGGCACTGAACTTATCAAAAATAGTTATGCCAAGGGATTCAAGGGAAGAGTCCATTATAGCCAGTTTGCCCTTAAGATTGTTATTCATGGTGTCAGCCATTGTCTGACACGCTCCGTCAGCGTTATCTACCTGAGCTTTCAGGTCATCGAAAGACCCACTCATGCCTTGAAGCATGGCGTTGACGGAAGATAGATCAGTCTTATTGAAGATATCACTTAAAGCCTTTGTCTTCTGGTCATCTGAGAGCTTGGAAAGCTTGGCGTTAAGGTCTCCGAAAATATCGTTGATATCTCTGATATTTCCCTCACTGTCAGCCACGCTTACGCCTAGCTCTTTCAGCTTGGTGGAAGCAACGTCTGTCGGTGATGCTAACGACAAAAGCATATTTCTGAGATGTGTGCCGCCCTCTGCACCCTTGATACCGTTGTTCGCCAGTATTCCAAGAGAGGTGCACATTGTATCAACGTCCTGCCCTGTGGATTTGACCGTGCCGGCACACTGGAGAATGCCCTCACCAAGCATAGCAACTGTGGTATTAGACTTCTGGGCGGTCTTTGCCATCATGTCCATATAGCCGTCAAGGTCACTCGTCTGCAACTGCAATGCCGACATAGTATCCGTTACCATATCAGTGCAGGACGCAAGATCCATGCCTGAAGCAGTGGCAAGATTAAGAACTTTCGGCAGTGTTTCAACCGCCTTATTTACGTCATATCCTGCAAGGGCAAGATAGTTAAGAGCGTCAGCAGACTCTGAAGCGGTATACTTTGTTGTTTCGCCACATTCACGGGCGGCGTTCTCTAGCTTCTGATAGTCCTCAGCGCCTGAGCTGACCTGTTCTGCGGTCATGCCCATTGTCGCCGCCACATTGGACATAGAGCTGGAAAAGTCAATTCCGACTTGCGTGCAACTTTCCGCCGCTTCCTTGGCGGCATTAGCTATAGCTTTCAGCCCCTCAACGGCAAGATTAGCAGAGAAAACGTCCTTGAAGACACTGCCTGTCTGGTCAGCTTTATCACCAAGGTCTTTGACCTTATCTGACGTATCCTTGGCTTCATTGCCGAGCTCCTTGGTGCTATCGTCTGCGGTCTTGGTCTGTTCTCGCAGTGTGTTCAGCTTCTTCTTGGTCTTTTCAAGCTCTTCCTGATACTTAAGATATGACTCAACAGGAAGTTCGCCTTTCTTATATTGCTCGTTGATATCTTTCTCGTTTCTAATGAGAACGTCAAGCTTTGTCTTTGTGGCTTCGATAGCTTCGCTCAAAAGCTTCTGCTTCTGAGCGGTATATTCAACGTTAGTCGGGTCAAGCTTTAAGAGTTTGTTGACGCTGTTCAGATTTTTTGTAGTCGAATTGATATCGGCATTAAGCCCTTTCATGGCGGCAGTATACTCAGACGTATCACCACCGATTTTGACGTACATACCTTTGATTTTCTCATCTGATGATGACTTAGCCATTACTCACCCTCCCACGCCTTGATTTTTGCAAGATACTTTTCGTATCGTTCTTTGCTGATTTTTCCCTGCTTATATCGTTCTTCAACAACAGGCAGGTTTGCTTTCAGTTCTTCGTATTTAATTTCGGGGTCAATGACCTTTTTGCCGGCGGCGATTAATCGCTGTCGGTCATAGGCGCAGGCATAGTTCACTACCATACCATACGTCATGCGGTCTAAATCAGCGACAGTAAGACCCCTGTTTATAACAAGGGAGATGACCTCCTCCGATTTGAGAGGCCGATCATCTCCGCTTTTACTGCCGCTTATGGATTTTTTCTGTCAACTTTCATGTTTGCCTGCAGTATAGGCATAACCTGATTATAGATATCATCAACAGGAAATGCACCATAGGCGAAGCTGTCAAGCCACGTCTGAATAGGCGGTATGCTATCATCATAAGTCTTGGCAAGCACCCATAGGGTGCGGTATTCGACCTGTTGAACAAAGGCACCCTTACCGAACTGATGTACCTTGACAACGTCCTCAAGGTACTCCGTGCCGAATGCTTCCTTGTATCGATAGAAAAGGCCTGCTGTAGCCTTGAAGCCTATCTGCCTGCTGTCTATAGTCAGGATTATTGTATTGCTCATTGTCATTCACCTGGGGTGTAGGTGTACTCAGGAAACTTTGTGAGTACTGTGTTACCCTTTATACGGAAACGTGCAATGTGTCCTTTCTTGTTGTTGACAGTAGCCTCAGCCGGTGACGGCTTGCAGGCAATCTTATGCTCTGTATACTCATAGTCCATACCGCTGTCTTCCTCTGTCTTAACTGAGAATTTCGTGCGATCTGTAGTATAGCAGTATGGGAAGACCTCGGTATATCCCTCGGCTTCTGATGTTGACTCATACTGTACGATCAAGCCGAACTTTGGCGCTTCTCCTGTTCTTGCTACTTCGACCAGTGTGCCGTTTTTCTCTTCGATGACATTTCCGTACCAGTCTTTCTCAAGATCATCACACAGGTCAAGTGTGGTGATAGTTCCCTCGTAACCCTGATTAGTCTGACCTGCGAATGCTACTACGCCGTCAGCCCATATCTCCTTGCTTGATGACTTCGGGTCAAGGCTTACCTGACGGGTGCCCGAAAGCTTTGTCTTATGATACTTAAGTTCTCCATATGTGATAGTTGTTGCACCACTGACATCTGTAGACTCTGTAATCAGTGCATGGGCAACGGCTTTCACTGTTCCTTTCATTAATATTCCTCCTTGCGATCGAATTCGTATACCCACATATCCATTTGCTGATCCTGCCCCAGATAGCCTGCGGCGACTGAGAAACATATGCCCTTATCCATAAGGGCGTTCTCAAATAGGATATGTGTTTCTTCATCTTCCGGCTCGCAGTATATTTCAACTGCAATCCGTGGGATAACTGCGACAGTTCTTCCGTCTGCAGATATCGTCTGAGGTGTCTTGTTTATCCATGTTGCGAACGGCAATTCCGTTTCCACTGGAAAATCTATCTTAGCAATCCTGTCCGCAGGAATGCCCGAAAGTGATATAAGTTCTGTCAATGTCATTTCGACTTCTCAATCTCCTTTCTGATGTTTTCCGGTAATTTTTCTTCGGCATACTCTTGTCCGTAAATCATGTGCGGATAAGCTTTCGCCTTAAACGGAAGCGTTCTGCCACCACGCTTCATAGCATGGCCATACTCCAGCAGGTGTGTGAGAAGATACTGCTTATTCTTCTTGAAATTCACTATCTGCCGAATGTCGAAAGAGTCCTCGTATTCGGTGCTAACTGTAAGCGCCTTGGCATACTTGCCGGAGCGGTTATTGAACGTGAAGTGTTCTTGGACGACCTTGCGGGTTTCCTTTGCGGTCTTCTTAACAGCTCTCTTGGCGGCTTCATTAACACGGCGACTTTCTTGCTGAAATGCGTGCTGTAAAGCCTCAGCCATCTCATCAGGACTCATTGACATGGATTTCTAACCTCTTTTTTCGCTTTTCGATTGATAACTGCCAAGCCTGCGGTTTAGCGTCCTTTATCATCTGAACTTGAATGACGTTATACTGGTCGCCGTTCATTATCACAATGTCAGTCGCCTGCGGCTCGGCGATAAGTGGTATTCTTATCACCTTATCACAGCGGTGCTGATACTCAGCGGCTTTATAGAAACGCTCTGAGCCGACGGTACGATTGTCATATCTTATGCCTGCTTGCTTGATTTTCAAGCTATTGGCATTGATGATAGTTGCCATAGTGCATATTCCGTCATTGAACGTCTGCCGCTTGCTTATCATACGCTTCCTCCTGACATCTCCTCAATCTGACATCTTGCCCTCAGAGCGAAGAGCTGAGAGTGATAATTTTTTTCAAAGTCCTCGAAGCAATCGTTATATATATATCTGCAGCAGTCGATCAGAAGCTGGGCGTCGCCGTTGATATTTTCGTCAACGTTGATATCCAGCACCTGACCTGCATATCCGTTAAGTACTCCTATAGCACGTGCTATAATGCTGTTTATCTTTCTGTCAGTAGCTTCGTCTGACCAAGTTATGTTCAGCTGATTTTTAACTTCCTCGAATAATGCCTGCTGCATTTATATCAACTCCTTATGTTTCTGACGGTGTGACAGTGTATACTGTCGGGATAAATCTCTTAAGCTTTGAGATATCCAGATACCTGAAAGCATTGCTGTCAAGTGGCTTGCCGTTGCCGTATGTTTTGATCTTATATGTCCTTGCGTCATCAAGGAACTTGAATGAGTCATCAAACTCCAGCTTACCGCCCTTAGCCATGCCAAGACCCATGAAGTAACGCTTGCCAAGACCGAAGATAGCTCTGTCATCAGGAACGGCGCATGACTGGATAATAGTGCATGGAATAGGCATAACATCGTTAACCCATTTTCCCTGAACGAAGTTCGTTGTCGCTGGCATTACCTTGGTCAGATATGTCTTTGGATTGACTACGAAGATAAGGTTATCAAGCGGTCTGTTGTTTCCAGCCTCTGTCTTGGTAAGCTGTGCGGCAATAGCACCAATAGCTTCAGGGGAGAGTTCATTGAGTGCAACTGTCTTCTGGTCAGGATACTTGCCACCGACTACTGATGCACTACTAGATACGTCCTTGCACATTCCGATAGGGCAGTTAAGACCGTCGCCTGACACGACACCGGTTTCCATGCCGACCCAAAGGGCTTCTGCCAGTATCTCACGGACATATCTATCCAGCCATGAGGCACCAAGGTCAAGCATATCGTTAGACACTGGAATCCATGCTGTGAGCTTCTTCAGCGCAACGTCAAAGGTCTTGAATGCACCTGAGAGTTCCTTGTCGATAGCTGTGTTAAGATCTCCCCACTTAGCGGTCTGAACACCCTGGTCATTTACCAACATCTTCGTAATTCCAGTGGTATCCTGGAAGTTGATGAAGTTGAGTAGAGGGTGCTGCTGTGGGATCTCACCGAGAACTGACTCAATGATCGTGATTGGCATTGTCTTATCAACGTTTGTCAGCGCCATCTTGGGGTCAGAGGACTTGCCCGCCTCAATTACAGCGTTGTAGTAGTCTCTTTCCTCACTGGTCAGCATTCTCACACCTCTGGTGCTGAGTATCTGATTATCGACAGATTCCGCAGTGCTCTCCACCTGCTCCATGATAACATCTGAAATCAGATTGCCGTACTTATCAAGGGCGGTTTCCATGCCCTTGTCATCACTATCTCTGATAGCGGTTGACAGTGAAGCAAGGATATCTGCTTTCTGCTCTTTGATTGCGTCAAGATTAATCATTCTTTTTTACCTCCATTTTCATAAACTTTTCAAAAGCCGACATAGCGGCATTTGTTTTTTCTTCTTCGGTCTTTTTTGCTGGCAAAGCCTGCTGTGCGGTGGACTTCTTATAAAGCTCAATGAGTTTGTCCACATTCTCCCTGTCGAGGGCGCTTGACATAGTGTACTGCTTTGTATCACTAAGCATTGTAGCCATATCAACGGGCTGCTCTGCGGTTGATATGCTATCGCAGAAGCCTTTCTTAAGACATTCTGCCGCTGTCAGCCAAGTACCCACCTTTACCATTTCGCTTATTTCCTCACGGCTACACTTGCCGTTGCAACGATCTGCATATGTAGTGATAGCGGTATCGGTCATCTTGTCAAGCTCAGCCGCCGCCGTTCTCATATCGTCAGCATTGCCCTCACAGTAGCAGGACGCCTGATGTATCATCATCATACTGTTGCTATACATGATGATCTCGTCTGCTGCCATAGCGATAACGCTTGCGATAGAGCATGCCCAGCCGTCTACATAGCAAGTAACTTTGGCTTTATGGCGCTTAAGGATATTTCCAATAGCAACGCCCTCTTTGATTTGACCTCCAAGAGAATTGATGTACAGGTTGATATGTTCACAATCTTTGTACTCGTCAAGCTTGGCGGCGAAATACTTAGCACCTGTCTTGCTCTCCTCAACTTTTCCTTTTTCCCAATCAATGGCAAGCCCTCCACGGACTTGTGAATATAGATATAGGTTAAGCTCTTTGGGCTTATCCGCTTCCATTTTGAATTCAAAATGATTAAAAATGCTATTCATTGCTGTTTCCACCTCCTTCGATTGTCTCGTAGTTCTTAGTTCTTGTGTGCTTATCGGCCCAGGCTTCTGGAATTCTTTCCTCACCTGTCTTCTCCCTCAACTCATTCGTTGAGTAGAAGCCACTTGCGATAAGCTTGTCAACTGCATTTGCCATTTCAAGCACGTCAAGGTGCTTAAGGTTATTAGTACAGACTTTGGCGTAGCACCCACGCAGGACTTGCTCTTTTGTATAGCGCTTTGCCGTTATCTCGTCTGATAACATCTTGGCGAATGGATCAACGGCAGATGTCAATGTCATTGATAACGCTTCACTGATGTTCTCAACATTTCCCTTTACGATAGCCGGGGAAATGTTGAAAGCAATCGCCGCTTTTTCCAATGCGTCATTTAGCATAGAAATGTAGTCGGTTGCTTCTGACACTGTTCTCTTGGTCTCACCTGCCGTTTGAGAGGTATATTTCATTCCGCCCCACAGTGGAAGCACTGCATTCTTGGCGTCAAAATATGTTTTGAAATAATTATTCATGAGAACATCGAATTTCTCCTCAAAATCAGGTTGACCTTGCGCCAGTGGCGTTATCTCGAGTATGCCTTTTTGGCCGCCACTCTTGACGTAGGTGCTTGAAGCCGTTTCCAAGAAACGATTATGTTCATCTAGCATTTCCGTTAGTATTTGTCTTACTCCGCCGTTGGAGTACGTGAGATATAGGACATCTCCCATATCGAATGTTTTCTGAAACGTGAATGAACCTCGTGCTACCTGAGAGAAGCGGTTAGGATATAGCGCATACTCCTGCGTACTCCAAGAGTCGGCGCAGATTATCTGCTTTCCAGCGCTGACAACAAGGCTCTCGCCACGCACAAGGGTCTTGCGGACTAGCTCGTTCTTGAATTGCACTGCTGTTTGATTGACGTTCGGCTTAACGTTGAAAAGATACCATTCTTCGCCACGGAATGATTTGCCGTCACGATAGGTTTTTATCTCGCACTTTGAAACCAGTGCCGCAAGGATTTCAACAACGACCTGAATGGCGTATGCCTGCACGGCTATTCTCGCTTCGTCATCATATCCAACTGTTTTAATACTGATCACTTCATTACTTTTGGCATTCATTATGCGTGATAGCAGTGATCTCAGCCCCATTGCGTTACCTCCTCTCTGCTAATATGTGAATACATTCATAACGCTCTTGCCCATAGGCATACTTGATATTTGCTCAGCAATTTTATTCTGTGCCGCTTTGGCGGCGACATATGCCTTGAAAGGGTCTGTCTTTCTGGACTTCGGCTCTATTTTACCATATGTCATATTGCCTGCGGACGAAGTGCATACCTTGGTATTGTTCATAGCCCAGCGGAAAAGGGGATTGTCTCCGACTGCAAGCTTATGATTCACCAGCTGACTTGTGATTACAGGCATTATCATCATTTCATTTGACGGACGGACAAGCATGATATTTCCGTAGCCTTTTTCGTCAGAAGCGTAGAGATTCTCTTTAAGCGCCCTCCTAAGCAGTGTATAGCGGTAGTTATCTATGCCGGTCATTGCGACTTTTGCATTCAATTCCGCCGCTTTCTGCGCCACCCATATAACGGGTATCTCAGGCGGTATCTCTGGACCGTCAACGAATGACAGTAGCCCCGCCGCTTCCCATTCTTGCAGGGGCGCCTTGATTCTTGATAAATCTGCAGAAGCCTTGCACACCCAGGTGTGCGTTATCCATACGTCAGTTCCGTCTACGTCAAAGAGCAAACCAGCTGAAAGGAAGTCATCGGTTTTCATATAGTCAAAGCCTGCTGTGCATTGTCTGTCTTGAAGCTTTGACAAATATGGCGTGATATCCTGATTAGTTGCCAGGATATTATCAAATGCGGTTATACCGCCCTCTGTCTGCTGTGGCAGGCAGTTCATGCGTTTAACTGCAAAGCTGATGTTGCTTATCTTATCGTCCAGATAATTTTGAAATTCAGTCTTCATTTCCTGAAGAAGATCGGGCAGGTATTGCAACGATGGGTTAGCTTTATACCACATTTCAGGCATTTCAACCTCATCAGGGCTATCTACACGTGCAATAAACGGCAGCATACCATTGTCTTCAATCTCGCCGTTAAGAATTCTTATTCCCTTGGCTTTCTCTTTGTCGAGAGGTCCTTCACGGACGAAGCCGTCAGTACTCATGATAGTACGGCGTGGTCTTGGTACTTTTCCGAGACCACCAACAGCAACGTCAATGAGCTTGCTATTCTCATAGGCGTGTACCTCGTCATGATCTACCTTTCCCGGACGTGCGCCGTCGGCTGACCTCGGGCTTGATGTTCGGAACTTCAATTCAGACTTCGTTTTTAGATTTATTATCACTTCTTTGTTCCAGTAAAAGAACCGCTGCATTTTGTCACGATTGTCTTCCAGAACGTTATATACGTCTTTGAATGTGGTCTCTGCTTGATCTTCTGTTGTTGCAAAAATATCAATGTTGTAATGCTTGATGCCATTGGTAGGTGTGAGCAAGCAAAAGTCTTCAAATCCTAAGTATCCGTTTTTTCCTGTTCCTCGCCCAACATACAAGAATAGCACCGGCCAACGTAAGGAACCGCTTGCGGTATATGTGCAGTTGTGAAGTACAAATACGAATTTTTCCCATGGAAAAAGGCCAAAAGGGAAATATTTTTCATAGCTGAAATACTTATCAGCTTGTTCAGCATCAATGTAGATATCTTCTGACAAGAACATGCGCTTGACGTAGTCAATAAGCTGATACTGCTCAGCACAATACGGATACTTATGCTCCTCGACTAGGCTGATATAGTCTGCAAGATACGAGAGGTCAAGAGCTTCTTGCCCCTTACAGCTCTTCGTCATCGTCAAGGTTCTTGACCTTGTCAGTTGACAGGCCCAAGTCTTTCAGAATTTGAAGTTTCTGCTTGTTGTACATATACGCCTGCTTTACGGAGGGATTGTCTTTTTCATACTCTTTTCCTACCGCAGAAACTGCCATATAGGTCAGTCCTCTCTTGCGAATATCAGCCTGCATTTTCCTTTCCTGTTTTTCATAAAACAGATAATCTGAAACCAGCGATTTATAGAAATCGACAGAAGCTCCCATTTGTTCGAGCTGCTCTATCAACGACTGTTCAATCTCTGATAAACTCGGTTTTTTCACTTTTGCCAACTCCTTACATTTGATTTTCTTGAAAAAATTCTCTCACGTGCGTGCGAGGGCGGATTTGTCTTTTGTGCCTCCCGTTGTACAAGGCCGAAAAAATTTTTCGACCCTTGACCCCGGGGGGTATCGCCGCAAGGCGCTCACCACCGCTCCTCATTGACGAACTTATCGGCACGTTCTTGCCAGCGCCGTTCTGGGTGCTGTGCTTCGTGGCAGTCGTGACACAATGCAAGCAGCTGCCTGTGCCGTTCGCCATTATCGTCATAGTAATACCGACTGTATGCAAGCTGCGGAAATTGCTTAAGATGCTTGACGTGATGAAGAATATTTGCTCTCGTCACCTTGCCTTTGCACTTGCATATCTGGCACTCATAGTGTTGCTCTGCGATAACGCTCTTACTGAACTTTCTCCAGTAGCGGTCGTTGTAGAACTTGTCAACTCGTCCGTCCTTGATTAGCTCTCTGATCTGACTCGTACTATACACGTTATCACCTCGCATATATAGCACAAGGACCACGTCATACAACGTGGCCCTTGCACCGGCATAAAACTATGGAAAAACTATAACAACAACCCCGCATTATCATCATAGCACGCAGAGTGTGTTCGTGCGTGTTACAACGTGTTTTTTTTGCAAAACTTGCAATGCCTGCCTTTGCAGTAGTCCTCTGAAGCATTGGCTTGCCTGGCTATCCACGCCCATGACGGTGGCTGCCAAGCTCCGTCCTTGCGTGGGACAAGATAGCGCAGGCGGAAAATAATCCTGATGAATGCATCATCAATGCTAGACACATATGCTTCAATCTCTGATATCTCTGCTTTGAGTCTGCGATAATCGTCACTATCTGTGCTTACCAATTTTAGCTCAGCCTTAAGCTGTCGATATGACAGCAATCGCTTCTTAGTCATGATAATTCTCCTTTCCCTGCCTTGCCGATAATTCTCTCGATATTTTCGCCAGAATATCTTTCAACAAAACACCGTTTTTTTGAAGCGATTGGGCATGACGTGTCAGGCTATCGTCGATATATGCAACGTATAATTTGCCACAGTGAGGGCAGTTATAGCACCATACGTCCCCTTCTATGCTTTGAAATCTCTCTTTGCGAACGCAGACTATGAATGCCTTATGGCAATCATCACATATCACGCTAAGTTCAGCTCCCTTAAGACTCATCATCTCACCCCCTATATGTTCAGCTTCGCCGTTCTCCGGTACATAAACAGCGATATGTAGAACGTGCCGTTATCCTCGTTCCAGAATGGACGGCAATCAGCATAGTAATAGTCTTGATACATATTCTCGAACAGCGCCGAGTTATCACAGTTATATGCCATGCTCTGCACCGCACGTTTCGTCAGACGATAATCGTTATTCTGCGGCTGCGGCTTAATGCAGTTCGTTGACGCAACATAACGCTTGGCGTGCTTGCCGTTGTTTTGATCTGAAATCTTCTGCTTGCAGAAATACTTGGCAATTCCTGCACAGCCTGTCTGGTCAAACATCAATGGCAGGACCTTGTCAACATAGCCCTTGCCCCATATGGATGCTATCTCGTTGATAGTCAGACCACCTGTCATGATAACATGAAAGTGGATACGTCCAGACTTTGAGCCCTGCTCAATGGAATAAATATACTTCATTCTCGGTAAGCTTCTCTTGACTCTTGCTCTATTCACACGTTTGACAAAGTTAGCAAAGTCTTTCTTGGCACGCTCAAGGTCAGCAGGATTATTCTGCGGTGCATAGGTCAGTTCGAACTTATAGTCTTTGTCAGTGAAATTTGCAGGGATAAGTCTTGCCAGAGCTCTTTCAGCATTGATCTGATTCAATCTCTCCTGCACCTTGCTTGTCGGCTTTCTTTTCTTCTTTCGACTAGAAGAACGTGGGCAGGCATAGACAGGATACATATTCACTTCCATATAGTTTCCATAAATATACTTTTGCTCTCTGTATCTCATAAGGCTCATTGTCATTTCCTCCCACTGTCCGAGTTATTAAGACCCATTACAAGCCCTCATACCCGTGCTTACACACGGGCTGAACACTTGTTCTGTACTATATATAATATATAGGGCTTCACTCTGTCATTGCCAATTGCTCATAATTTCTGCTCTTGTCTTTTTCTTCGCACTCCCTGTTGAATACTTCTTGTAACATATCGTGCATGGAATTAATGTCATTAAGAAGTTCTTGTGTTACAACGCCATGGGTTTCACACAATACACCGAGCGTGAGCAAGCCTGCTTTGACGATTATCATATCATCAATGGAATAGTATGTAAGAATTTCATAATCATCTATTACTTCAAGGAATGCTTTCGGGCATATATGCACTTTTTCTGTGCCTGAGAATATCTGATATTCGCTTAGCATGGCAACGAATGTTGAACGACGATCTATCATCTTGCCTGTTGTGCATGAAGCGATGTTCATAACAATGCTGCTCTCAATAGCAGGCGGCAGCTGCTTACATCTCCAATTCTCACGGTCACTTTCATTAATGTCAAAAAGCGTGAGTAACTGCTCACTGGTATTCATGTTCGGCATGCCGTAAAGCGGATATATTGCACTGCCTGAGCCGATCCATAATGAATTATCATTTTCATTATAGAAGTAGGATATGGTCTTAGCCGCTTTACTGCATATTTTTTTCAGCTTAGATATTTTCATTTTCTCACTCCTTTATTAAGGTACTTCAAGATTGCTTCCTGCGCCTGCTCAAATCCTTTGCAGACAACCGCAAGATAGCCGTTGTCATTAAGCGTTTTCAGAAACTTCTGTTGAGATTCCGATACTCGTCCACCTGATGTGCGTTTCATTTCTATAAAAAGGCCGTAGTAACCGCCACGTGCCACCGGAAGCATTATGTCAGGCACACCTGACTTTACGCCCTCAGACTTAAGATCTGCGGCAGTTCTATAGTGGCGATAGCCGCCGTTCGGTATAGCGAACATATACTCCAGTTCGGGATACTTGCCTGAGCTGAATGTCGCCCACTTGAAAAGCAATGCCTGCTCTATGTGTTCTGTTGGTGTGTTTGAATTTTTCATTACATAACACCGCCCTTTGGTATGTAGAAAATCAAGCATTTGCTCCGCTGTGATGATGAACACTTAACTTTCAATGTTCTTGGCATTTTAAAAGATTTAGATTCAATTGTTTCTATACCAATAACAGTCCATATTTCTTCGTCTGTTGCAATCTGATCTCCAACTTTGAGTGTTGAAAGAGCTTTTTTCAAGCTCTTTCTATCTTTATTTCTGCCCGTGGTTATTTCAGACAAGATTTTCTGCGCTATAGCTATTGGATTTTCATCTGACATAGTTATTCCTCCTAAAATGTTACTGTCACATTCAGTACGGCTGCTGCTATCCAATAGACGGCTTTCTTATAATCCTTTTGTATAGCATATATGATAGCCGCTCCCACGTCCAACAGGATAAGCAGCAGCGGAAAAATGTATTCAGGTTTTATTTTCATCATTGCTTATTCCTCCTCAAACTTTTGTGCTCTTGTTACGGGAACATTCCCTCCAAATGATATTTCTTGAAACATTGCCATGACTCTTTTTCTTGATAAACCTCATCATACCTTGCCTGAATGCCGTCAAGCGTCATAGCTATTTCTTGCTGATACTTCACTTCGGGATAGTACGTAACTTGCATGAATTTGAAAATCTCAGGATTAATATTCATTCCGCTCTGATATCGTGCCAAAAACGCTTCCATTTCATATTCCAAGATATAGAAAAGATATCTCGTTCCCATGCTCTTGTCTTTGGGTTGAAATACGCCGTACTTGGTTTCCAGCTCTGAGTTCTCGCAAAGATATCTTACTTTTCCGTCCGTAGCGGATAGCTGAATATAGACAGTGCCAGCTTCGTACACTTTGCCTTTTTTCACACGTTCAAATGTCACAATGTCAAGCAGTGGTTTGCGTTCCTTCTTGGCATGGGAAAGAATGTAGTCCGTGCGGTTTTCAAGATTTTTCATTTCAAGCCATGTTGCCATGGTTTCACCGACAATGTCTTGCTCAGTGAAGAATTTCAAAAAATCGTCCTTGACCTGATTATATTCATCATCACCGCAGAGGTCTTTCAGCGTTGCCATAAGGTCATTCGTTGCCTTACGCACTTCAAGTTCGCTTTGTATCAGCTCTTTGCAGAGGTCTTTCAAAGACGGAAGTTCTTCCTTTTCAAACGTGTCAACATAGCGTGGAATGTTCAAATTGTAGTCATTCTTAGCAATTTCCTCATAGCTTGCCACGTTTGAGAATTTTTCAACAACACTGCGGCTGTGATATGCATCGGCTATTTTCTGAATGTGCTCGTCCGTCATGACGTTCTGCTTGCCGTGCTTTTCAAAAAGCTTTTCGGCACTGATAAACAAAATGTCTCTCGTTTGCTTGTTCTTGCTGAAGACGATAACATTGACAGGTATGCAGGTATTCAAAAACAAATTTTCAGGCAATGAGATAACTGCGTCTATCAAATTATTTTCTATGAGTTGCTTGCGGATCCTGCCCTCTGCGTTACCTCGAAAGAGGACACCTGCAGGCAGGATATAGAATGCCTTGCCTACGTCTGACAGCCGTGATAAGCCGTCAAGCACAAACGCATAGTCGCTAGCTTTAGCAGGTGCAAGGTCATAGCCCTCAAAGCGTGGGTCTGACTTTGGCTCCCATTTCAGTGAATAAGGTGGGTTTGATATAACAACATCCGTTGTATTTTCCTCATATGTGTCAACAACTTCTATATCGCTGAACTCGTCTGCCTTACTCAGCTTATAGACTTTCTGCACTTCGTTGAGCAGGACGTTTTTTTGCAGAACCACAGCATTCTTATTTCTCAGCGCAAGGTTGAGAAGTAGCACAGGGATACTCATCTGCGACAATTCTTCGCATTGGAAGAAATTATCTCTATCCATTCCGACTGACAACGCTCCAGTTCCTGCACATATATCGATTATCTTTTCTGACTTTGGCGCCAGCTTGGAAATCAGCTTGCACAGACAATCAGGTGTATAATCCTGTTTTAGATTACTGCGGTTTGCGTTATTCTCTTGAAAATAGTCACGCAGACAATCGTTATTGCTGTTGAAACCTTGCTTGACAAATTCCTTACACAGCTTGTCTTTTTCAACTTTGTCAAGAAGTTTAGCAAGAAGCACCTGCGGAAGTTCAAAGCTTTCTTTTATGCCGAATAGATTGTTGATTATTTCTGTTGTCATCTATGTCCTACTTTCAAAACATTAACCCTCAAGGTCATCAGCCGCCTGCCTGAGCCACTTGCTTGTGACAGTAATGAACTTTTCCTTGGTTTGTGGGTCTTCAATATCATTGATTTTTTCAATGAATTTCGTAAGCCCTTTCTGAACGTTTTCAAAGATGATCTTCAGTGCAACCCTTGCTTCGTCTGCATTGCCTGACTTCAATTTCTTTTCCAACTCTGCCTTGGCATGGTCCGCTTCTTCTGCCTCAGCCTTAGCCTTGCTGAGGGCGGTCTCATACTTAGCTACGGCTTCCTTAACTGCATTGTCACGTTCTGTCTGCGCTTCTTTGAGGGCGTTATCTTTTTCAACTTCTGCCGTCTTCACGGCTTCACGGCTTGACTTCTTCAACGCATTCAGTTCCTTCATATGCTCGGCATGAAGTTCCTGACGGATAGACAGCCTTATCTTGTCAATCTCTTCTTCGTCGAGGTCTCTCTTAACTACCTCGATAGGCTTGTCCTCGGCCTGCTTAAGCTTTTCTCTCAGTTCTTCAAGCTCAGCTCTGAGAGATTCGGCGCTTTCTGTCTGCTCCTTCTTCTCCTCCTCGAGGAATGTCAGCTGCTCGCCTAATGCCTGCTTTTCTTTGATTAGCTTCTTGACTTCTTCAACTGTCATTCCGCCAAGGTCATGTGTGTCAGCGAATTCTTCACGTTCGTACTCCGGAAGCTTGGAGAGAAGCTCCAGCTTTGTTACACCTATACTTGCGTGTTCTTCTAGAAACTTTGTACTGTTGTCCTCATAGAGTTTGATGTAGGTATATGCCTGACGCTCTTTGAACGTGTAATCTCCATTGCTTTCAAGATAGTTTTTGAAAGACTCATAGCCAAGTGCTATGTAGAGCTTGTAATCTCTGATATTCTTCAGTGACCTGCCCATTTCTACGATAGCCGTTGCGGCTGTTCTGTAGCATTCACATATGTGCTGATGTTCTGCCATAGCCGTTTTCATAGATACTGTAATTTCTGTGTTTTCCATTGCGTTTCCTCCTATTCTGGTTAGTTATTCAGCGGATATAAGCTGCGCCTGTTGGCGCAATGTGAGATTATCAGAATTAAATAAACAAACCGGAGCGACCCCGCTACTGTTGCCCGCACGGCTGATGCTAGCCCCTGCCGGGTAGACGCTACACACGTTGCTAGCGTTGCCAGTGTCGCACCTCCACGGAGTAAGCGTCCACATACATTCTTCAAAGAGCGGCACATAATCTCTATATTTGCGGTACTGGTCGCAAGTGAGCAGCGTTATATAATCTTCACACGTTCCGTAAGCTTTATCACCGTTATCGGCGACAAGGTCAGACGTTTGCTTTATAAGATGCTCCGTTTTAAAATGTTTCTCGAGCACATCTTCGTTAAGAAAGCGGCGGAGAGTGGATTTCTCCCAGTTGTTGCAGCCGTCCTTGTACTCCTCGTTAAAACGCTTTTCACACCAACACTCAGCCGTTATTGCTAAGTAATTGCCGTCGATAATATCGAGGCATATAAAACGTATGCCATTATATACGAACTCTTTACCGGGTCTTAGTTTGATCTCATTCATTGTAATTCCTCCTAGCTTGCTTTTCTCCTTTTATTCTGCTTCTTCTGACTATTCAGCCACTCTTGGAAGTTGACTTCAAACGCCTTGATTATTTCAGGCTTTTCAAGCTTCTTGCCCGTTAGGGGGTCTTTGGCTTGTTCATTCTTAAATCCGTGGCATTGCACGATATGGTCAGCATTGTCTATTTCAATCGTAAACCATGACTTATCAAGGTCAGATGGTTTTCTGATGAATAGAATTGTCGTGGTGCCGTTGCAATGCCTTGAAGCATAGCCGCCGACGCATATTTGCAAGTCCTTTCCCTCTTTGATGATGCTTTCGGCATTCTTTGGCACGACCAGTTGAATGCCTGGATAGCTATAGCCCTTATATTTTTTGCAAAGCTTCTTGTATCTGGGCTTATAGGCTTCCTCACGCTCGGCGGCTTCTTTTCTCTTGCGTTCAACTTCCATGAAGTTGAAGTTCTCAACTGCATTATCATGCGCTTCATTCAGCTCTCTCGGAAATGCTATGTTTTTTAATGAAAAATCATATCCGATTTTCAGCCCTATGTTAGCATAGTCATCATACAGTCGCACAAGACGACTTAATTCAGCGTGATCGTCTTGGCAACGATCTTCCTCTGACGCGTGTTTCATGATGTGCTTGAGGTATTTGAGCACCTGCTCAGGGTCAACGCCCACTTTTTCAATGCTAGTGCAGTAATCAGTAATATAGCTGTACATTCGGCAGTAGAAAATGTCTTTCTTCTTGCCTTTGCGCTTGAAGTCCTGATATACCTCTATAACTTCTGCCGGCGTGTGATTTTCAAGAAATGCTTTCACTTCATTCAGCGTTAGATGCTTGAAGAACTTTTTCGGCGACTTTGCCGACCAGTCAAGAATCTTATAGTTTTTTTTATTTCTCCACAAAAGGTCCTGAACGAACATTGCACAGTCCATCTTTGTGGCCATTTCAAGTATCGGATACATAGCATATGCGGTATAATAACGTTCTTGGTCATACTCTCTTATGTAGTGGCGACAACAGTAGCAATCAAAGCCTGAATACTTTAAGAATGTATCCTTAATTATATTATTATATAGGTATACTTGTCTGTGCTCAGCAAATCCGTTATTGAATGTACTGCACATTTTCCTCTTCATAGGCTCTATCATATAATACCAGCCGTTTCGACGAAATAAGGCATGCGACCGATAAACCTCCGCACTGCCTTTTCGCAGGACGTAAAGCTTTTGAAAATCGACCCAAAGATTGGGGCTCCTGTCGAAGTCCTCCGTTCCGTATTCGTTATAGTCTTTATGAATCGTCGCCGCATATATATATACCACTTCTTCAACGGCTTTATATATGACGAAATCAACTACTTCATTTAATTGAACTTGCTTATATCCTGCCGCTTTATATTTGGCTTTCACACCGCAACATGGGCAGGTACCCAAATAGTTATGCCTGATGATATTATCATCAGTGTGGTATATATCACCATAATCATTACTATTGACCTTAAATTCGTGATTGCAGGACGTACAGAAACAGGTATAGCGCCCTTGGCTAGTCCTGCGGTAAAAGATATAGGGCGTAAAGTGACGATTAATCTCGGCACAATCGTCAACGTTGAGGGGCGGGAAGCCCTCAACGTCTTCTTTCTGGGCATGGGTGAGACAGTCTGTGAATATAGGCTTATATACTAGCGACTGCTCTTTGTTATTGTTTATCCACACTTTCAATCACCTCTCAGAAAAGGTCATCAAAAGAAACTGTGATCGACTTGCGCTTCTGCTCAGGCGCTTCCTTGTTGACACTACCGCAGAGGTCTATATCCATGTGATAGCGTATCTTACAGCCAGGAAAGAAAAAGCCTGCTGCGGTCTCATAAGTCTTAAAGTCTGATAGTGCAAAGTTGCTATCCTTAATTGCTTTGTAAACTGCTTCAAAACACTTCTGAAGTGTGCCGCCCTGAGCGACCGCCTGTGCGAACTCCTCGTCTTGCTTGACAAAACTTTCAAGAGCGTCTATGACAGGCTGAATAATAGTACTCAGCACTGTGTTCGCCGATGCTCCACCGCTAAGCTTAACGCCCTCTCGTTCGTCTGTGAGTTTCTTTAACGCCTGCTCTCTGTAGCTAGTCATAGTTCTTTACCTCCTCTATTCCTAATGCAACATATCCATTCTTCAACCCCCAACCACTTAGGACATATGTTATCCTATATCTGTGGTTTGATATCACATGAATAGCAGGAAGTCCGTTATTTACTGGAATGAATTCAATCGTGTCTCCAGGCTGAAAGCCTCTGTCATTTTTACGAATTTCAAAACACTTCTTACCTGTGACAACTGCTTCACAGAAGCATTCTTCCAGCTTCAAGGTATGCGTTGTTGGCTTTTCCAAAAATTCTATCTGATTTTCTGGGATAAGATTGCTGGTTGAATTAATTGGCTGATAATCTTTTGAAAAATAGAAATCTGCGAATTCTTCTATTCTATATCCCGTGTCCTTAAAGAAGCCAAGTCTCTGATAATGCAATCCCTTTTTTACAAGCCCGCTATTGTCATATACAATGCACATATCATATGCACAGCCCAGCCAAAGATTGGGCATATCAGCTTCTTCGCCAGTGCACCATGCAAACCCCTGCGCCTTGCATTCTTTCATAAAGTTATCGTATTCTTCCTGAGTCTTGACATGAACAGCTATGTTCTCATACTTGAATTTTCTCCAATCAAATGTTGGTTTCTGTTTATTTGAATTCATCTGCATTATAATCCTCCGTTCTGGTTTTGAAAAACTTGCAGCGTGTGCAAATTTCTTGTGTTGGCTTCTCGATTAATGCCATGCACTCTTGCCTTATACTGTTGTAAAAAATACATGGGCCTACGTTATGCCTTGGCAGGGGCGATTTGTAATCAAGCCGCTTTCTGGCGCCTGCAAGTTCAGCATTATAGCATAGCAGGTCAACGTCTGTTATAATCGGCATTTACTCTCCCTCTCTTCCGCTTGCTCCGATCAGTCCTTCCAACTTACATTTCGTGCTGCATATCTTTCCATATGCCTCTCCGATGTTAAAAGCTCTATGTTCTCGCTCAGACATTACTTCATAAATATCGATTATATCTGCACAGGCTTCATCTACGGTATCATATGCTTGACAAATATGCCTTTTTGTGTTATCATCAAGGTGTATGTTATCGGTATCTTCTTTTACAGATACCTCCGAGCTTGTACTGTTGGCAGACAGCACAGGCTCGTTTTTTATGCATTCAAGAACATTCTTCATAAAATCAGTAATGCAATTACCTCTATTTATAAACGGACAAGCTCCACAGTTGTCTACTATGCAGCATTTTGCTGCAAGAATTATTTCATCTCTCGTCATCTTTATCCTCCTTAAACTTTTTCTCCCAGTGCTTTTCAATGGCACCAAGTACTATGTACATCACGATATCCACAACGATAAGCGTCGCTATGGATAACAGTATTATTCCTATGGTACTCATTTTCATTTTCCTTTCGTTCCTGCTTCGACTTCTGTCACTACGATAGACCCGTTGTCGATAAGAGATTGAATTCGTTTTTCAAAATCAAAACGCTGCTTGTCTGTAAGCCCTATGGTCTTCGGTATGCCACGGCTCTTAAGATACATGGTATACATACTATGTATCACGACGTTGGCAAGGTTGAAACGATACTTGACGTTAGGAAACTGCTTAGATTCTTTTCGATAGATAGTATTATCGACGTATACTGTCTTACTCATTGTTGTCACCTAGGCGGCAGTTGCTCTCAGCGCCATCGAGGTGATAGAACTTGCAGTCTGTGCACTCCATGCAGATATTACAGCCCGTGACTACGTTCAGATCGTTCTCAGCAAGATACTTCTTGACGTTCCCTCTGAGGTATTCGCCTATTGCTGACGCATATCTGCTGACAGCTATAAGAGGATTACGGCGCTGATTAGAGCTGAGTGACGTTTCCAACGGCTTTCCGTCCACAGTGATGACATATTCACCACCTATGCGGTTAAGTCTGACTGCGTTGTTGAAATCGTACATTAGTAAATCATCTCCCATACCTGCCCAAGACCGAGCATTACTACTATTATCATGAATGCAAAGAAGATAGTCAGCAAGGCCATCGCGAAGCACTCTCTGCGATCTTCTCGCTTTCGACGGGTAACGAGCTTGTTATGCTTGTCTCTCTGCTCCCTCATTGCCAAGTAATCAACCGCCTTGACATCTTCATTGAGTGCAAGGACTACGTCTTTTTTTGTCATAGTTTTTCCTCCATTTTCTCAGATTCTTTTTGATTTGCTGATAATAACCGTTATAATCTGATATTATCATCTTAACGCTGGTATCGTCCGCCATGTCAACGATGACGAATTCGCCGGCACATATAGAATAGCCGTGGCGTATCTCTCGGACATAGCTTTCAATCCCCATATCCGTTGCTATTCTGATGACGGCTTGCGATATCAGTGAACTGCGGGTATCACTCTTTGTGTACATCTCCGTCACCCTCCAACTCTTTGATACGCTCCTCGATATCAGCCACCAAATGCTTCTCTATGGTCTGCGCCACGTAGTAGCTCAGGAGGTCTTCTTTTCTCAGATCTCCATGCCATAGCTTGTCACCGACAAGCTGAGCCTTATTAATGGCTCTTTCTATCTCAGCGTTTGTTCTTTCGCCGATAATGGCGTCTATCTTCATGATGTGCAGCACTTCTTATTCCTCTCTTTCTGTTTGAAATGGCGGTAAAGAATGCTTGCGATAACGTCAGCCGGTATCTTCTTGACCTTGCGGCGGGTTTCTATGATCTTGCCGTCCTCTATGCGATATGTAACGCTTACGGGAATATCAATCGTTTCTTTCATTTCTTTCACTTTACTGCCCCTCTTTTACATTCTCAGCTGACCAGCGCCGGAATGCCTCTAAGCCTGCTGCGGTTTCTTTCTGCTCCTGCAGGGTAGTCCTGACCTTGTCTTTGACTCTGAACTTGCGGATATCGACCTGACCCACTGTACATTCTTCGATGTAATCATCTATACCCAGAGCCTTGACCTGCTCCCTAGGATTGTCAATGAAAGTTTCCAACATGGCGTTCTGAATGGCTTTCATACGCTTGCCGCCCACGCCATACTCTGTGGCGGTCTGCACCAGCGCCAGCTTGATGTTGTCCGCCAGAATAGCCCTGTTCTGGAGATTAAACTCTTTGCAATTCCGTTCAACGAACGTTACTACCATGTTCAGATCTATGCCGCTATTCTCGCACGCCCGCTGCATTTTATAGGCATATACATCGTCCTTGTCCCACTCGTTGGCAATTTTGCAGTTGTCTGCAAAATCATTTATCCATTGGCGACATTTCTTGGGATAGAACGTCTTAGGATACTCCTTATTCAGCACTATCAGTAGGGAACAGAGCATATCATAGTTCTTGATTATGACCTCGAATGCAAGGCGGTTCTTATGATAGTCTTTTATCTTATGGTTTGTCACTTTTATTCTCCTTATTTAACTTGAATGCTCCCACCTTGTATGATATAATAAATTTGAAATATATCAGAAAGGGGGATAACTATGAAACTAAACTATGATTGTGTTCGTGAACTTTTGCTAACTCTTGAAGAAAACCTAGTCATGGACGATAGCTTGTCATACCCAAGCTTAAACCTTAAGCAGGTCTGTGAGAAAATGCCAGACTTCTCACGAGCCGATATTGCGTATGCCTCAACGAAGCTCTTGGAAGCCAAGTATATTGAGGCAAAACCCATAGGGGCTGACAGCAAGATTATAACTATTGTCTACAGCTGTATCACATATGAGGGTCATCAGTATCTCGACAGCATTCGAGATTCTAAGCTGTGGAACACTGTTAAGAAAAATGCCAAAGCGCTGACTTTTGAATTGGTCAAGAAACTTGCTGAAATATATGTTGTGGATAAGTTCACGCCTTGATCATAGCTGTTTCTGAATAAAGTCTGTTATGACTTTGTTCAACGTTTTGCTTTTGATTTTTATAATCTCATTTTCCTCAGGAGATAGCTCATTCACGAGTTTATTTCCTGAGACTTCTTTTTTTAAAGAGCAGAAAGCTCTTGCAATCTCAGGAAGAACACTGTCGTATACTATCTCATTGAACTCATGGTCTGTTGATTTTGACATTGGTATCACCTCTTTTTTATCGTTTTGTTGACCTCAACAAGACGTTATTAAGCTGACCAGCCATAAAGCTGATTAGGCTCAACACCAAGCTTCGTAGCAATGATAATCACATCATCAGTTGTTATCATCTTATAGCCATTCAGCATATTGTTGAATGTTCTGTAGTCGTAGCCGAGGATTTCGGCAACTTTCTTCTGCTTAAGACCTCTGTCATCAATGATCTTCTTAAGCTGTTCTGCTACGATTGATTTCTTAGCCTTATTTGTCATAATGGACATCTCCTTTCATGGATTAGTTAAAGTTTCTTGTACTTTACATATATTCTAGCACAAGTTTCTTGAACTGTCAAGATGTTTTGTACAAGTTTCTTGTACAAAAGTGTACAAATATTCGCATTAAAATTTGTACACAATTCTTGATATTAATATCAAATTTCTTGTACTTTTATCTTGACATACTTGTATTATTGTGGTAGAATATAAGTATAGAAGGGAGGGAAACATATGAGTCTAGGGTCACGAATAAAGGAAAAAAGAGAACAACTTGGAATGACACAAAAGCAATTAGCTGACAAGCTTGGCGTTACAAAATCGGCAATATGCAATTATGAGAATGGAACGTCAAGCCCTAAAGAAGATGTTCTGTTAAATATTTTTAAAGTCCTATCAGTTGATCCAAACTACCTCTATCAGGACTCGGTAAATGTTACCGAGAACTCAAAGAAAAAAGACGAAATAATCGAAAACATTCGCCTTTTTCTTGACGATCTTTCCGATGAAGACTTAACTAATCTTTATGATTATTTGGAGTTTTTAAAATGGAAAACTTCCAAAAGGAAAGAAAAATAAAAAAAATAAGCACTCCACAAAACGTGAAGTGCTTATTCGCCTGCCCGTATGTAGGCAGATACCCTATTCGTCGGACTTGTTTTCAAACAGAAGTGAATAAATCATTTCTGCCAACTGGTCCTGCAGCTCCTTACGCTCAGCGTCGGTCATGCTGCTCACCCCTTTGGTATGATATTAGCATAGTCCAAACTGCTGACTACAGTGGTGACAGGCTATGCTTATTTTGATATAATAAGAAGGTAATGGACTGACGGTCACCCC